ATGGCAGGCGCTCGAGGTGCCGGGCCTGACGATCCCCGAGGGCACTGACCTCTTCGTCGGAATCGACGCCGCGCTGAACGACGACTGCACCGCGGTCGCATGGGCGTGGCGCATCCCGGACTCCGATCGCATCGGCGTCAAGTGTCACGTCATCGGCGCGCGTCGAGGCGTTGCCTGTCACGAGCTCGTCGCTGAGCGCAGCATGGACCCGCGGATCGCGATTGAGGTCGTGCATGACCTGGCAAAGAATCACCGCATCCGCGAGATCGCCTACGACCCCAACCGCTTCGAGCTCGCCGCTCGCATTCTCGACGAGGACGGGTTCCGCGTCGCTGACGCATGGGGCAAGCGCGCGAACCAGACGCGGGCGTGGGCCGCGTGGTATGACGGCGTGACCACGCAGCGTCTCGCGCACGACGGCGACCTCGTGCTCGCCGAGCACGTCACGCACGCCGAAGCCGAGCACGCGGAGGCCGGATGGCGCGTGCGGAAGATTCGCGGGCAGGGCAGCGTCAAGATTGACGCGCTCGTCGCTGCTGCGATGGCCGCGTGGCGTTGCCAGATGGAGGGCGACGTCGCCGACTACGTCCTCTCCTGGGACGACATTGAGGTGCCGGCGTGACGAATCCGATCACCGTCCGCAACACCACCGACGCCGCGGCGAACATCATCTGGGGTCTTGAGGATCGCTTGCGCTTCGCCCACGCGGAGAACCTCGGGCTGCGATCGCTGCTCGAGGAGCACGGCATCAGCGCGGCAGCTCCCGATGGCGTCGCCACGCTGCTCCGACTCCGCAGGCTTGAGAACGTCATGGATCTCGCTCGCGAGTATCTCTTTCGTGACACCGAGGAGAATCGGGCGCAGCTCTGGGCCGGTATCAAAGAGACCGGGAGAGCGCCGTGAGGGTCGTCGGACTGCTCTCGTGGTATGACGAGGCCCCCTCTTGGCTGGCTGCAACGGTCGCGTCAGCCGGCAAGATCTGCGACCACCTGGTGGCAGTCGACGGCGCTTATGGTCTGTACCCCGCCGGCCGCGCTCGATCTGAGCCGGTGCAAGCTGAGACCATCCTCCGCACCTGCGACGCGCTTGACATCGGCTGCACGATTATCCGGCCGCGCGAGGTCTGGCGCGAGAACGAGGTCCAGAAGCGGACGCACGCATTCGCGGCCTGTCGCCCCGAGGTCACGCCGGGCGAGGACTGGATCATCGTCCTCGACGCTGACGACGTGATGGTCACTGTCCCAGCCGATGCTCGGATGCGGCTTGAGCTGACTGACTTAGACGTCGCGGAGATCACGCTGGTCGAGCGCGAGACTTGGATCGGAGAAGAGACGCCGGCCCCTGGTCAGATGCTCGACCTCCCGCCGCGTTCCTCGCAGGTGCAGCGTCGGATCTTCCGCGCTGCTGATGAGATCACGGTCGTCGGGGCGCACTTCTGCTACTTCGCGCGCACCGGCGAGAAGACCTCGTGGTACTGGGGCACGAACGATCACGGCCTGACCGACGCGATGCCCCTGCACGGCATCGAGGTTGAGCATCGCAGTCGTCATCGCGACCTCAATCGCAGGCAAGCCGCGCAGGACTACTACGAGCGCCGGAATGCCCTCAAGATTGAGAGCGTCGGCGTTCGCCTAATGGAAGGCCACGACGGCAGGATGGTGAGAGTTGCCTAGCTGGAGAGACTTCTTCCGCGCGCCGAGCTCGTCAGCGAACGAGCAGCGCGCGATGGACTTCGGGCGCGAGGACCTGATCCCGCTACCCGGCGCGAACTATGCGACCTGGTCGGGCATGTACCTCAGCGACGATCAAGCCGCAGGGCTGCCAGCGGTCGGCGCGGCGGTGCGCCTGATCTCCGAGTCGATCGCATCGCTGCCGTGCCTCGTGTACGAAGGCAACGGCCCCGACCGCCGGAAGGCCGTGACCAGTTCGCAGTGGGAACTGCTGCACGAGCGCCCCTCGCTGGACTGCACGCCGTTCGAGTTGTTTTCAGACATCTCCGCGTGCATTGAGACGCGCGGCAATGCGTTTGTGCAGAAAGTACGCGACCTCCGTGGGCGAGTCGTTGAGCTCATCGTCATCGACCCGGATGCTGTGCGCGTGTACCGCAGCGCCGAGACTCGCGAGAAGAAGTACGACATCCGAGCCGGGCAGACGCAATACGAGGGACTGACCTCAACGGACATCCTGCATGTGCGAGGCATGACGCTCCGCGGCGGAATCCGCGGGATCTCGCCTATCGAGCTGCACCGCAATAGCATCGCCATGAGCTACGCGGTGCAGGAATACGTCGGGCGCTACTTCCAGAACGACGCGGCGCCCGGGCTCGTCATCAAGATCCCGGGCACCCTGAGCAATCAGCAGGCGCGGCAGATCCTCGAGGTGTTCTCAGCGAACCACTCGGGACTCGGTAACGCGCACAAGCCGGGCATCCTCGCCGGCGGTGCCGATCTCGAGCAGGTGCGCGTCAACCTCTCAGACACGACAGCGATTGACGCCCAGAAGTTCGGCGTGCGCGAAGTCGCGCGCATGTTCGCCGTGCCGGCGTCGCTCATCGGCGCAGATGAGGGCACGTCTCGGTCGGTTGATGACGAGGCCGCAAGTTTCCTCAAGTTCTGCCTCGGCCCGCGGCTGCGACGGATTGAAAGCGCGCTCCGCGCTGATCCCGACCTATTCGGCGGGACCAACCTTTACCCCGAGTTCAAGGTAGACGCCCTGCTTCGCAGTAACACCTCGGAGAGGTACACCGCGTACGTCGCCGCACGGCAGGCCGGCTGGCTGTCAGCGAATGAGATCCGCGAGCTTGAGAACTATCCGACGGTCGCTGACGGAGACAATGTGCAGCAGACGCCAGTCGGCGGCGCACCGAATCCAGTGGCCGGGTCCTGATGTCGTCTCAGGTAGAAAACGACATCGTCGAGGCCGAGGACCGCGGGCCGTATGGTCTGGATCTCGCAGTCAATCAGGCCACGCAATCCGCGGCTGCTCGCGGCCTGCGACTGCACGAGGACGGCAAGAGCGGCGACGGTCTCGTGCCGGCGACCGTGCGCGACGCGACAAAGATGGCGCGACGCGAAGAGCTATCAGAGGACAAGGTTCGCAGGATGCCCCCTTGGTTCGCGCGTCACGCGAGCGACTGGACCCGCGGCACTGACGATCAGGTCGGCGACGAGACTCCGGGCTATGTCGCCTGGCTGCTCTGGGGCGGCGACCCTGGCCGCGACTGGTCGGAGCGCAAGGTGCGCCAGCTCGACGACGCCGAGACAGATTCGCAACGCGCCGCAAACGTCGGCGAAACAGAGGACACGACTCAGATGACTACGCGCGATCTCCCCGACAACTATCGCCTCGCGCTTGAGGAGGACGTGCCGGAAGGGCGCGCCTGCGGGAACTGCCTGCACTACGACGAAGGCGAGCGCAGAGATGACCTCGCGTTCTGTCACAAGTGGGACGAGTACGTCCGCGGCGATTATTACTGCAACGCCTGGCAGTCAATGAGCGACGATGCTGTCGCAGTCGGCGACGAAGAGGGCGACGAGGACGTGACCGTCGCCAGCGTTATCACCGAGCGCGCGGCACCGCTCGCACGAGTTGAGTGGCGCGAGAGCGGCGCCGGTCCCGAGAATAAGATCATCCGCGGCTATGCGGCCGTCTTCGGCAGCATGAGTCAGGATCTCGGCGGATTCCGCGAGGTCATCGCTCCCGGCGCGTTCGCCGAGGTTCTCAGCCGAGGGCCCGACGTGCGGCTCCTCTACAACCACGACGACGGCGCGGTCATGGCGCGCACGAAGAGTGGCACGCTCGAGCTCGCCGAGGATGACACTGGTCTGCGCGTATGGGCGCGAGTTGACATGGCCGACCCGGACGTGCAGCGCGTCGTACCGAAGATGATTCGCGCCGACGTAGACCAGATGAGTTTCGCATTCACCGTGGAGGAAGACGACTGGACTGAGGTCGCCGGGTATCCGCTGCGAACCATCCGGTCGATCGGTTCACTCTACGAGGTTTCGGTCGTTCCGTTCCCTGCCTATGAGGCCACTAAGGCCGAGGTGTTTGAGCGGGCACGGTCGGATGGTCGCGTGCGTGTTGCACGGGCCGAGTCCATCGTCGCGGGCATTGCCTCGGGCGACATTGAGCCGCAGGTCACTGACCTGGGCATGGGCAGATCGCGTTCCGATGAGGGACGCATCCGGGCCGCGAAGTATCGCGCCCGGCTTTCCCATTACAAGCTCAACATAGAGGTGAAGAGATGAGCGAGAAGCTCACAGAAGCACGCTCCGCACTGACCGCCGCTGTCGAGGAACTCGACCTGGCGACCGCTGCACTTAGCGAGCCGGATGAGGCTGCCGATCTGGACGAGCTCGAGGCGCGCTGCGCTGCGGCTGAGTCTGAGATTGAGCGCCGGAAGAAGATCGTCGACCGCATGCAGACGGTAACCGAGGCTCGCGCCTTGCAGCCGATCATGGTCGATGAGGATGACGTGCGTATTGAGGTGCGAAAGGACGAGCCGACCTATCGGCGCGACTCTGGCACCTCGTTCTTCCGCGACGTGATCCACGCGCACTCAGGCGACCGAGACGCGCAGGAGCGCCTCTACCGTCACTCGCGCGAGATGCGTGACGTGACCGCTGCCTCGGGCGGCGCAGGCTACATCCCGCCCGTGTATCTGTCTGAGCTCGCAGCTCCGAAGGTTCGCGCCGGCGGCCCGCTGCTCGCGCAGCTGCCGAAGGCCGCGCTGCCTGACGCTGGCATGACCATCTCGGTCCCTCGCGTGACGACCGGCACGTCGGTCGCTGTGCAGACTGAGAACGGCTCCGTCAGCGAGACCGACTTCGTGAGCTCGCAGCTCTCGACCTCGGTCCGCACGATCGCCGGCCAGTCTGACATCTCGATTCAGTTCTTCGAGCGGTCATTCCCTGGCGCCGACGTCGTCATCGCTGACGACCTCGCGCGTGCGTACACGACGGAGTTTGACCGTCAGCTCATCAACGGCGCCAGCGCCAGCTCTGAGCACGTCGGCCTCCTGAACGTGGCCTCGATCGGATCTGTGACGTTTACCAGCGCGACCCCGACGGCGGGCGATTTCCTGAACCCGATCTATAAGGCGATCGGGACCGTCACCGCGGCCTACTTTGAGGCACCGACCCACATCGTGATGCACCCGCGTCGCGCTGCGTTCTTGGCCTCCGGTCAGTCAACCAGCACGCCCATCTTCAACCAGGGCGGGCTGATGATGCAGTCTGGCGAGCAGAACTACGGTGTCGTCGGAACGATCGCCGGCCTCGCGGTCGTGGTCGATGCCAACATGCCGACCACGCTCGGCAGCGGGACAGACGAGGACGCGATCATCGTCATCAACGCCCCGGCGCTGCGAGTCATGGAAGGCGCTCCGCGCTTCAAGGTTCACGAGTCTGTTGGCTCGGGGACCCTGACTGTGCGCCTGTCGTACTTCGGCTACTCCGCATTTATGAGCGGCCGCTACCCGGAGGCGATCTGCAAGATCACCGGCACCGGGCTCAACGAGGTCCTCTAGCAGTCGGACTTCCCTAGTCACGCGCGGACCTGCTCGCATCTATTGGGCAGGTCCGCGTTCGACTCTGAAACCTTGGAGACAAAGTGAACGCAGACGAGAAAAGGTCGTACATCGTCGCGCTGCTCGAAGAGCGCGCCATCTGTCACCGACACGGTCAGGCCGATCGGGTCCAGCAGATTGACGTCGAACTGCAGAAGGTCGGACACGAAGCGAGGACTGGCGCGAAGCGTGCCGAGAGTCGTCCGCGCGTCAAGAAGACCGAGACGAGATAGCTGATGGCTGCCGTTGATCTCTGCACCTTGGCGAATGTTCGTGAGGCTCTTGAGCTTCCGGCGTCCGATACGACTCGCGACGCCTTGATCCAGACGCTCATCACGGGCATGTCGCAAGCGATCAACCGCGAATACGATCGCGAGTTCACGCCACTCACGGCGTCCGCGACGAGACGTTTCCGAATCTCAACCGGCTCGCTGATTCTCGACCTGACGCCATACGATCTGCGGACGGTCGCGAGCCTCAAGCTCAACCCAGACATCGCCGGCGGAACGACCCTCACGGCGTCGACGGATTTCCAGCTCTCTCCGGTCGTGACCTCGCAGGGTCCGTATCAGGGCGTGAGATTCTCGAACCGAGTGAGCAGCCTGCACAGCTCGCAGACGGCGATGGACTTCGGATACACGCTGTGCGACATCGCTGGCGCCTGGGGATTCGCAACCGTGCCAGACGACGTCACGCGCGCAGCTGTGATCGCCGTGCAGTCGGCGCTTCGCCGTGACCTCACCGAGCTCGCCATCGCTGGCATCGAGGAGCCGCAGAGCATGTCACCCGAGGGTCCGGCGACGCACGCACTCCCAGCGGCCTCTCGTCGGCTCCTGGCACCCTTCCGCCGCACGGCTGGCGTGTTCTGATGGCGACCAGCACCGCGCCGGCATTCATGAACGCGCTACACGACGCTCTCTCCGCTCGCGCGGCACTCGTGGGCGTGCGCGTCAACTACGGCCCGGCTCTGCCAGATCCCGGCCGCGAGAGCGTGAACATCCTCGGCATGAGCGGCGAGCAGTCGTTCGCAGGTCTCGGTCAGCTTGCCAAGGAGGAGATCTACACCGTCGAGGTGCTGATCTTGGTCATTCGTGAGGGCCAGCAGACGCAGCCCGCGGTCGAGCGCGCGTACGTCCTGATGGGCCAGCTTGAAGACCAGCTCCGCGAGACCTTGGTCTCGCCAACGATGACCAACACCGTCCGCGTGGCTGCTGTTGAATCGGTCAGCCTCGAGGTCGGCGCAAGCGACACGACTCGGTCAGCTCTACTCACCATCGGCGTCCGCGTGCAGGCGCGGATCTAGGAGACATCTTGAAGATCATCTATCAAGGCGCGCACGACGGCGTCGACGTACCGCTCGCCGATGGCCGCGTTCTCGTCGCGCTACATGGCAGGCCGGCGGCCTTCCCTGACGAGGTGGCGAAGAGCCTCCTCGCGAGCGGCGATTGGACTATCGCCGAGCCGCAGAACCACAAGCAAACCAAGAGGCCAGACAAGGCCGAGGAGGAAGTCTAATGGCCATCCGGTCAGCGCTTGCAGCGCAACTGGGCCTCGCCCAGAGCAGCACCTTCGGGACCTACCAGACTCCGACGCGCTTCCTGGAGTTCGTGGAGGAGTCGCTGGAATACAGCATCGAGCGGGTTGAGTCGCCAGGCTTGCGGTCGAACAATCGCGTGCTACGCACTGACCGTTACGCCCCGGGCCAGAAGCGCGTCGAGGGCTCGGTCACGCTTGAGCCGGCGACGAAGGGCTACGGGCTTGTCTTGAAGCACGCCCTCGGCAGCGCGTCAATCAGTACGCCGTCGGGCGCAACGCTCGCGCGACTGCACACTCACACGCTCGGCGACATCTTCGGCACGTCGCTCACTGTGCAGGTCGGACGCCCGGATACCTCCGGCACCGTGCAGCCGTTCTCGTTCCTCGGGATGCGAGTTGACACCCTTAGCCTCTCGAATGCGGTCGACGAGCTTCTCGTCTGCGAGGTTGGCTTCGTCGGGCAGGAGCAGACCACGGCGCAGGCCCTCGCCACCGCCGTCTACCCGACCACCGGCGGCGCTGCCGCCTACGAGCAGTTCTACTGGACGCAGGGCGTGATCTCGGTCGCTGGCTCGCCGGTTGCG